GAATCCCAGTGTTTTTCTCTAGTTTTTGGTGAGTGTCTGCGCTCTGTTCGTGTCATGTTTGCTCTTTTCTCTAGGGCATTTAAGTTCAAAACCTAAAAACCGCTTGTTGTTTTCTCCTATTAATTCTATTAGGAAAAAAAGACTCTGTATTATTTAGGACAGTTTGAACTGAAAAGCTATTCTGGCTTGACCTCAAACTTAACAGTCTCGTCCCCGATTGTCCACGTTAGATGCCCCTGTACATCAGCAGCCTTGCCTTTAGCCAGTCGAATAACCGGCACGTCCTTACGATCAGGCACATGGAAAGCCACGGTACTCTTACGAGCGGCTGGCTTTGGTGGAGGCAGTGCTTCCTTGAACACATTGAATGCCTCATAGTCAGGCTTGAACTCATCCTCGACACGCTTACGCATTTCATCAGTGAATCCAACAGTAGTCCAACCAACACTCGGCTTCTCGTGCTTCTCAACCACAAGGCCATGCAGTTCACACGCCTCTTTGAACTCTTCGTTGTGTCGCCCGCTTTTCGTTACGTCCTTGACTGATGCGTTCCAGTTATACATGTGTTCATGCTCATGCGCCACTGTAACAAGCACCTCAATCACGTCCCGCAGCATGGCCTCAGGTACTATGTTGATCTCGTGTGCTGCTGCACCTTCCTTAGTAGACCAACCATACCGCTGACTATCTTCACCCTTTTCCCAGTCATACGCTGGTTGAAAGTGTCCCAACAGGTTGGACTTCTTCGCTCGTGTCTGAATGGTATATACCACAGGGTTGGTGTAATCATCGATTGCTACTTCTTTGACCCACCACTTACCGAACCGTTCAATCTCTGCAATCATTGGTCGGAGTGACAACTGATCAATACCCAACGTGTTCTTGCGGCGGTTCTTTTCAATCGTCTGTCCGGCTACTACTGTAGTACTCATACGTTTACCCCCTCCAATCGCACCTTCTTCACAGGCACCTTCGTACCCACGATCTTTAGTGCATGCTGCTCGCTCTCTGCGAACGTCGTTGTAGTCGTGCCATCAGTATGTTCTACGATGTACCTATTCATACCCCAACTCTTTCTCGGCTGCCTTTAGTACCTCACTCGGTTTAATGCCTAGCACTTCGTTCCGTCCCATCTGCGGTAACCCGCTCTGATCATGTGTTCATCGATGGACTTCTGCCCAACATAGACACACGCTATTGTCCTACCATACTTCCCAACACCACGCCTGTCAAGGGTAATGTCCTGCCGTAACAGTTCGCCTCTCAATTCTATTGTCGCTCGCAAATAATCAGGTTCTTCCCGCTCCGGTGTGTCGACACCAGCCAATCGGATAACCTCCCCCCGTTGTGTCACGAAGGTGTCACCATCAATGACTCTTGCGAGTCGAACCGTTGTCTGTACGTTGGTCGGTGCGCTGCACCCAGTGAATGTACCCAGAAGTACAACCACTACGACCCAGAATATAATGCGCTTTACCATGATGTGTCCCACTTTAAGCACAGAAGTCACACACCTGTCTAGTGTTGTTCATACCACAGTCAGGGCAACGATACCACGTGATGTTGCCTAGCTTACCTATCTTAATCATCTGTTCCCTCTATCTGTTGAAACCTGTCGGTTATGCCTCGATCAACGAACTCAAGCAACTGTGAACCGTTTAGGAATACTTGCTCAGCCTCAAACATTGCGTTGTCTAAGTCTTGGAAGTCACCGTTGCGCTGTGCTTGCAGCAGGTTCTTCAAGGCTGCTTCTAGCCTTCCGATGTAACCCTCATCTGTTGCGTGTTGGTCTACCAACTCTTGCGCTGCCCCTTCCGATTCAGCTTCAACCCAGTAGGACTTGAACTCTGTGATCGTGTCGCTTACTAAATACTTCATACGAACCATCCTCTCCGTGACAGTATATGTCACACTCGTGCGCTTGATCGCAGTCGCATTGACTGCCTATGCACATATAATCAGGTGCCTCAGTCGATCTGTCCACACTCGCACATCCTTACCCCGCACGTCTTCCAATCAGCGTGATCTTTGGGTACGAACTCTCGTTCCTTCTCAGACCAATGATCTTGATCACAGTCCTTGTCGAACTCATGCTCGTGTTCAATCGTTACTTCAAAGCCCTCATATTCCAGCACCCAACCTTCAATCTCATCGGCTATGTGCTGTGCCTTCTCGTCCGGTACGAGTACGCTAACTCTCTTCATAATTTCTCCTTAACATGGGCAATCATCCCACTCTAAGTGTTCGATGCTCACTTCAATCTCCTGCTCACGCACGTTACCACGCACGATGATGTCACGCTTCACAGTGAATCTCAACTCACCATCAGGTGCGACAGTCTCGATGCCACTGATCATGAACGTGCCAACGTCTTCACCTGCTTCAACGAAAATCTCGTCACCGATCTCGAACCGTCGCTCACCACTCGGTGCTACGTAATCAAACTTCATAGTGTTCCTCTATTTCATATACCTTTAACTCAGTGCAACTAAAGTCGGAGTAGTCAGCGTCACGTGTGCCCACTACCTGCATCGCTTCTTCTTCGGACTCTGCTTCCACCTCATAGTAGTCTACGTTGTAGCCCGCCTCGATTACCTTGTATCTCATACCGCTACCTCACGTTCTCTGTACGATTCCCAAACGATTGCTTGCATCACGTGAACGGGAACCTGTCGCTCTCGTGCTGCCTTACGATACGCTCCAACTATTCGGTTGAAGACTTTCTTTCTTGCCAATCCCCCACGTTGTTTGTCGTTCACCGTCTTGCCCATGTACACGCTGGTTGCATGCCTGTCGATCACGGGATTGCTGTCACCCCAAGGGTGGTCTATCGCTTCGGCAAACGCTTCCACTTTCTGACCTTGCACCGCTTCATATACTCCAGCCTGTACCGCTCTCGCTTTCTCCACGTTGGCGGGATAGTTCAGATCGGTGGTGCCTGTTTCCAGTACCTCAATCACCGCTCGCTTGCACTGCTCAACCGTTATCATTGGTGAGAGTACTGCGAACATGCCAATCACCCGCTCGGTGTGTAGTCCGTGGAGTTTGGCGATAACCTCACACCACGTTCTCATGCTCGGATACCATTGCCAACCAGCGGCATGCGCTCGCTCATCGGCTCGGTCATATTCTTTCAGTATGTTGTGGTATGAACCACGTAATACGTTGTGACTCTTAGCCATTCTCAAACTCCACTGATATGTTGTACGTTGCTCCGACTCCGAACCCTGAGAAGTGCTTTCGCCCTAACATCAATGCCATGTTGAGTCCGTCGTCGTAGTCACTCGCCTGAATCGGTAACTCGTAGTCATTCACTGTGGTAGTGTACACGTGCCCTTCATCGTAGCCGAACTCAGGCTGTAGCCCGTTCTCGACTGGCGTTACTCTAATCGTTGCTTTAATCATAGTTGACCTCTATTCCCTGTCTAGTTGTTAGTACCGACTCTTCACCTAACCCTTTCAGTTCCCTGATGGTACGCTGCAAGCCAGCCTCAAACGCTGCTAATGCGTTATCCTGCACGATGTACTCTCGCACCTCCACAGGCTCATCGACTAATTCACCGTTAGGTGCTACCCACTCGCCTCTAGCTGAGTAGGCTGTCATTCCCCCCGTTACCCACGTTAGATTGCGTAGTTCAGTTTCGATTGTGTATGAAGCTGTTAGCCTCGATTGTGGTATGTACAAAGTTACTTTAAGCATGTTACCAATCCTTGAATTGTTCTGCTGTCAACGCTCGGAAGCTTACGATTCCAAGTTGCCTAGCCTGTGAGATTGTGAGCATCGGGGACGCTGCCACGTGCCTCGCCTGTGCTATTGCTGATGGTCGATTCGCTGCCTCCACTCGAAAGCATGGTGCGTATCGTCCTCGTTTGTTGTCGATCACTCGTACTTTGTAAATCATTTCTTCACCCAGAATCCTAAGTAGCGGTTAGTGTTTGGATTGTACCAATCACCGTGTCGCTCGATTGATTGTAGTAGCGGAATTGCTTCCCGCATCTTGATTGGTTGCATGCTGTTCTCAGGTTCGTTTTCTCCTATCTCCGCTCTGATGAACCGTGTACCGTCACCACTAAAGGTGATGTCGATGATGTCTGCACCTACCTCATCTCGGAAGGTTATCTCCTCTTCTGTTGCTATGATTGGTAGTTGACTTACGTGTAGGTTTATAGTCCGCATGACCTCATCCATTTCTGATATTCGTTCCATGTGAATGACTTCACGTGAAGCATTCGTTCGATTCCGATGCCCTGAGCGACTGCCATAAGTGCAGCTTCTTGATGCTCATGTTCTGCCTTGCCGACAGTGTACTGATTGTTCACTTCGACCTGATCTTTGATGATCTTGGCGATTGCTTCGAGTTTCATTGTGTCCTCTTCTTTGAAGCTTGTTTCGTACTCTCGCTGTTATAGTCTGGAGATGACTTCGTATAGTCTATATTCGGTTGTATTACGCTAGTGTTACCTAGTGCCGGTTACCTTCACGGTATTTGTGAGAGCCGTTGCATTTCGCGGAACATTTGTGATTTTGCATTACTTACCTGCTGCTATGTATTCTTTGACGTTTGCGTATTCTCGCCACTTGCGTCGCTTGTCTACGTTACCTGATTTGGTTATTCGATTTTGTCGGAAAGCTGGATTCCGTACACCGTCCGACATTCTGCCAATTGGCGGTTTCGTGGGTCGCTTTCGGCGTCGAATATCGTGTATTCTTCCGCTTCGGTCGAATCCAGTCATGCCGGAGATTAACTTATTTAGTCGCTCACCTTGCGTGATACGGCATTCTGTGTGTCCGCAAGCTGTGTAGCCTTCGTAGTAATGGCAATAGCCAATCCTAGTCTGGCACTGTGTGTGCTTGCATCGTCGTTCTGGGACATTACGCCCACGAACTGCGCAGTATTTCATCAAACTCTCACTTTGTTAGTGTGGTGGAGAACCACTATTCAATTTCGTTACCTGATAAGTATATAACAGTTAGCGTTACCGATTAGTTACTGTATCGTCTTGACTTGTGTGAACCTTGTTACTTGCCTCACTTCGGAGTGTTCCGCACTTCTCAATTTCGATAACTCTATTGTAACCGCTCAAGTGTTACCACTTAGTTACGTGTCTTATTCGGTTTTCAAGGTATCGAGTAGCTGAATTACTCAGTCCTTATCTCGATGTAATAAGTATCGCACCGCTTGTATTACGAAATAGTTACCAGACGTTAGTGCTTTATTTCACAATGTTTGAGTCTCTCATAATTACCCTAGTAAGTGTTACGCTTTTATTACCTAGACGCTATAGTTAGTTAGTGAAAATATTCACAATGTTTAGCGGATATCACAAAAGTATTACCGGAGTATTACCTAGGCAGAACAAAATAATACATGAAACCGAATACATGAAACAAATTACATGAATCGAAAAACATGAAACAGATTTCACCTATCGGCTGGAGTTAGTGAAAGATTTCACAATATCGGATGAGGGTATGATTCGGTTCGACCCTAGCCACTATAAATCATCTTGTCTGACTCAAAATTTTTAAAACTTGCAAAAAAATTAAAAACTGATATACTAAAGGTATGAGTAATTCCCCATCAACGCAAATCGACAAAGACATCACCTCTGCTATCTCCAAGCGAGACTTGCAGAACCGTATGCCTGAAGCACTGGCTGTCCTAGACAAAGCACTTGCCTCCGAGGACATCAAACTGGCAGTCGCAACGGCCAAGTACGTAATTGACCAGTCCGTAGGTAAGGCCACCCAAGAGATTAACAACACAGGCGGGGGGTCTAACGCACTAGCTGAAGCAGCAGCTATGGCACTGGAGAAACTCCTGTCTACCCACCCGGGCCTTCAAGAAGGAGTCTTCATTGAGGACGTCCCTGTACTAGAAGTGAAAGGAAAGATTGTAGAGATTGGTGACCCAGACCAAGAGTGAGCCATACACTGACCTTGAAATTGAGGGATTTCCCCCCGATCGTCAGCTAGAAGAACTAGCCAAATGTTCAGTCGACCCATGGCACTGGATAAGTAACTATGTCAGAATCTCTGACCCTGTAAAGGGGAACATTCGTTTTGAGAACTGGCCCCACCTAAAGACCTTAGTGGCAGCCACCTTCACCGAGAACCGCATCATAGTCTTGAAGGCTCGACAAATTGGGGTGTCGTGGATATATGCAGCACTTGCTCTCTGGTTCTCTCGCTTCCGTCCTAACGCCACAGTCGTGGTCATCTCAAAGGATGGTACTGCCTCAACTAGATTCAAGTGGAGATGTGACTTTATCAACCGTAACCTTCCCTTGTGGATGACAATACCAGTAGGAAAAAACAATGACACAGAGTTCGAGTTCCCTTCCAATGACAGCAGGATACTTTCGTTTGCCGCCGGTGAGGAAGCTGGACGAAGTGAGTCTGCCACAGTTGTTATCCTTGATGAGTGGGCCTTCCAAGAGTACGCCCGAACCATTTATACAGCTATCCTTCCAACAGTTGAACACGGTAAACTCATTGGAATTTCCACAGCCAACGGCAAGGGTAACTTATTCTACGACATCTGGGAAAAGGCTTCTCTTGGAAAGAACAGCTTTCTTCCTATTTTTATCAAGTATAACGTTAGACCGGGAAGAGACAGAGCATGGTGGGAGGCCACCCTCAAAGACGCAGAGTCCCCCGGTAAGCACAGACAAGAATACCCACTCACCGTTGCAGATGCATTTGCCGTTGTCCAAGAACCATACTTCGACATCGATGCTCTACACCGTATGCCCATTAAATCCGGTAGTCCTTTCGAGAATTACTCACACTTGTTCCACGAGTACGACCCAGAGGAAACCTACTCAGCAGGAATCGACCCTGCACCGGGAGGCTCAGACTCTGCTGTTCTCCATATACTCGATTCTATGGGTCAGCAGGTCGCCGTTTGCAAAACTAATGAGGGACTGGACAAGTTCTCCGATGAAGCCTACCGACTGCTGGTGCGCTACGGTACTCCCTTCGTCATCATAGAGAAGCAAGGGGAAGGGACTTCCATTCTTCGTAGTTTTACTTCAAACGTAGACCTGAAAGGTAACACCCGTAAACCGTACCCTAAGCACCGCCTCTACAAAACATCAGAAACAAACCTAGGTTGGCACACAACACGTAACAACCGTGAACTAATCCTAGGCGAACTACGCACAGCTATTCGTAACGACGAAGTAATGGTGTACCACCAAGCTACCTTAGATGAACTGGCCGGCTTCGGCTACAACGCAAAGGGTAAACTCGAAGGGCTGTACGGACATGACGATACGGTTATTTCCCTAGCACTGGCCTACGAAGCAGCTAAGAGCGTAGTACCCACAGTATCTAAAGAAGCTGTACAAGGCAAAGACTACGTAACCTTTGGGCCAGTAACAGATTTTGACTTTGACCCTGAACTATGGGGCAAACGTAATCCTTTCGAGTGCTACGTCAGAGTACAGAAACGCCCAGACTACCCACTAGAACTATGTGGTATAAACCACAGCAGTGAGAAGGAGATGTTAGAATGCCCCCACAGCCGGTGAAATGGGATTCCCCCCGCCCCGAACTAAACTTACTACACGCCATGATCACAACCACACACGACGATCTTATGGGACACGGTGTAGTCTCAGGACGAGAGGTACCCAAACAATACAGAGGACGTAGCTACAAGCGGCGTGTTATGATTGAAAGAGTAGTACAGAGGAAAGCTGCGAATCGCTTCATATCCTCTACGGACTTTGACGTGTGGCTAGGCCATTTAAATGATTGGACAGGAGCCAAGAAGACACGACAAGAATTGGAGGATGCAATCCGTGAGTGTTGTCAAGAATGCAGATGATCTGCGTAAGTTAGCACTAGAGATGAAGGCGCACTATGCCAATCTTCATGCTGAATTTGAACTCGATGAAAAGTGGTACGCCCTGTCAGAAGACATTGACATCGGATTACCTAATGAGTACAGAGCCCAAGGCACTTTGCTCCCAACTGCTCGATCGTTAGTTGACACAGCAGTAGACCACATATCACCACAGTTCCGTGACATCACAGTACCACGCAAGAGTGCAAGCCCACAAGCGACTGAACGGGCCTCCAAGCAGTCTCGATTCTATGGTGCATCACTCACATGGATAGAAATGCAAGCATCTTCATCCCCTTACCGCATGGCGAACAAACAGCTAGCCATATATGGCATGTCAGTTTCAAAGACCACCTATGTGGAGGACTGGGATGTACCTAAGTCGGGGGGAACTGAAGAGGAAAAGGAAGCTAACGACTTTATCCGGTCTGAGTACATGCCGTTTAAACACCAAGTCTTGCATCCAAGTGAGGTATACCCTGACCCATTCAATGAAGACCCGCAGTGGGTTATTCAGATTAATAACAAAATGGTGGGGGATGTGAAAGCTATCTATGGTGAGTTCTCTACCGATAAGAAACTGACGCAGTTTGTAGAGGTTATCGAGTACTGGGGTAAGAAAGATCGCCTCGTACTGGTAGACAATGAACCTGTACTTGACTACACTGTACACAAGTTGGGTGACCACCCATACACAATAGGAGACTCTGGACTTGGCTTCATCAGTAAAGACCGTAAGCCCGAACACCGCTATATGGGCTATCTCAGGTTCTTGCGGTCTGTGCTTGCTAGTGAATCTCGAAACTACTCGATCACGGACATTGTGCTCAAAGCATCTGGATGGCCTGTACGTACAGCATCAGGGCCGGGAGCAGCACAACTCGCAGGAATCAAGCTAGACTATGGACGTATCCATGAGTTACCGGAGGGCACAACACTAGATTCTATTACGCCACTCCTACCAGAGAACGTACTGGCAGCACATCGATTCGATACATCAACGATTATTAGTGAGGCTTCTGCGCCACGACCACTTGCCGGCTTACGTAACCCCGGTACCACATCCGGTCGAGATCAGAACATCCAGCTAGGCCAAGCACGATTACGTTATCAGGGTATGGCACAGGCATCCGAAATGATGCTGACCCAACTCGCACGTAAGCTTGGTGCCTACATGGAGTACGCCGTGGAGCACCCAGTGAACATCTCCCTTGGTACAACTGAGCAGGAGTTCGGTGAGGTGTCCCCTCGCATGTTCAAAGGCTCACGCCCAGTTAAGGTCACAGTCAATGTGTTGGAACCAGACAACGAGTTTGGCAAGAAGCAGTCTATCGCACAGGAAATTCAGGCTGGTACACTCGATCGATACAATGGTATCCGAGAGTTGCACCCGAACCTAAACGCAGAAGACGTGCTTCGTGGTATCCGAAAGGACAGACTTGAACTTAATCCACGTGTCCAAGAAACATTGGGTACGATCACAGCGGAACAAATTCTTGAAGATGAGAACCTGCGTGACCTGTTCGAGCAAGTGATTGAGCGAGCACGACAGGCCGAAGCTACAGAAGTAGCCTCTCGTGCAGGGGCGGCCGGTCCCGGTCGTGACGTAGCGAACAACACAGGTGACCCTGATCAACAGGATGCTAGTCAGAGGGGGTCTGAGTCATCGCCTCTCTAACCCAAGAACTCGCTAACGAGATGATCAACGACGTAACCATACTCCTACCAGAACTTACCAGAGAGTACGGGTCTGACGATATCACTAAGCTGATGCGAAAGATTCCCGGTATCTATGATAAGATGTCTATAGAGGAAGTAGTAGAAGTCCTTACCGCAGTCGATAAGGCCAACTCCGATAAACTACTACGTAGTATGGCAAGACAAGAGATAGAGAGGTCTGAATAATGCCAAATGAACAGCAGAGTATCAAAGCACTAGAAGCACTTATTCTTGGGCAGATAACCCCTGAAGAGTACAATGCTGCGTTGCTGTCAGGTAAGATTTCTGAGCCAGATGATAAAGTCTGGTTAGCCATCAGGAAGCAGAATGCTATGCCCAAGGAGGACATTGACACTGCCAAGGGTGGTGCTCTTGAGAGGGGCGTAGACTGGCGTACTCGCACTAACAGGAACATCAAACTGCCTGAACAGGAAGTACTAGATCAGGGTAACCGCTTCCATACTGAACGCACTCGTGCTGCGGAAGCAGAAGAGACGGCTCGCTTAGAGGCAGAGAGTAAACTACCACTGGAAGAGTTCTTAGCGCAGGATGCATCAAGTACTCCGTTTGAAGACCCAGAGGCAGAGTTCGCTACAGTCAGGGATGAAACTGGTGCCCTTGTATCTGGACCTGCTGTTGACGGTATCGCAACTGCTCCTCCCCCCACAGAGGCCCCAGTCATCGACTTCACGCCTATTACACTACCTAATGGTGATGTACATTACCGTGTCAAGGACATGCAGACTGGTGAGGTAACACTCCTTAACCCAGCAGACCTAGAGCAGACTAAGCTGGCACTAGATGTTGTGAAGGCCGGCCTAGCCGAGACTAACGCTCGTATTACTGTGGCGGGTGAAGAACTTGATTTGAAACAGAACCAGTTTGCCTTAGAGACAATGCTCTCACTACAGGGTTTGCAGACTGCCCAGCGTCAGTTGGAATTGTCTGAGAATAGACTCGAACTTGAACGAGAGTTGGGTAAAGACCGTATTGCACTAGAGGAACAGGCTCTCCTAACAGAGCAGGGCCCCGGTGCAGCAGCTATTGCCCAAGCTATCCAAGCTGGTGCGGAATCGATCGACACCTCAGGTGTTATCAACGTCGGGGGGAAACCAGTTGATTTTGAGATCAGTGACGCAGTGTTGGACTTCTTCAACCTTGGTGGGGAAAGTAAGGTCAACCTACAGCCAGCACGTGCTTCACAGTTGACTGATGATCTGTCGCTGGGTACTCGTGGTGCTACACCACTGGGTGAGGATGTACCACTAAAGAATGAGATACTGGGTCGACCTGCATCAACAGGTAAGCTGGGTGAGTTGCGTAGTGACATACCACTAGCGGCTGCCTTCCAAGCACTAGACGCAGGTGACCGTAATTCTGTACAGCAGATCAGTAATGTGTTAGGGTTAGACCTTACTAAGAAACTACAGGAGCAGAGCGTCCCGTCAGGTAGGGGTGTGTTTGCACAATTTAGGAGAAACTAATTGAACCAATACACTGAGGATTTTGCGGCAAAGTGGAACGTATTGTCGGAGCCTGAGCGTGAATTAGTTGCTAAACAGCACGTAAAGCATTTTGAGGACAACTACCTAGCAGCAGAAGCACACGCCCGTACAGTAAACTTGGGGGCATCAGTTAACTCTGACTTCACTAAGTACCTTGCTGAGTATCAGGGAGAGGAACTACCTAAGTTCAGCCCAGAGGTAATTGAGCAAGTGTTGCCACAGGCTAAAGACTTACCACTATGGAAGCGAGCGATGTCTCGTACCCTAAAGACAGTTGACTGGTGGGTGGAGAACATCAACAAGCCAACGGCTGCTATTAGTCTTGGTATTGGTTCTGCACTTATTCCCGGCCAGCAGAGTTTCGAGAAAGAGTTCGAGATTGCACGACGGCAGATAGCTGATGCGAAGGGGACGCAGGTACGTAATCTTTCCATAATGGAAACTTATGAAGCACTCAAACGTTCGTACGAGGAAGCTGACACAGCTTGGGGGGTTAAGGGTGGACTAGAGATTATCTTTGACCCACTGAACCTTGTAGGCTTCGGGGCTCCCGGTGCGTTGGCACGTGTTGCACCTAAGGCACTACGCCCTGCCCTCTATGCAGCTAATGCAGTTGATCAGTTCCCCGGTAAAGTAACCGCTAAAGTAATCGGTGCCCCAATCCTAGGAGCAAAGCAGGTACCAGTATTGAAAGAGTTGTTTAAGCCTCATGCTAAGACACTCGTCAAAGAAACAGGCACACGAGTGCATCAGGCAATAGCCTCATCGTTTGGTGAGAACCTCTTGTCTAAGAACCCAGAAGACACAGCAGCCTTCCTTGCTTCTCGTGGCACTTCTGACATGTCAGGTGCCGGCCCATTCAGTGTCAACAACATCTTAAATCACCTTGAACACGACATAATCAACTCAGCCCCTACACTTAAGGCTGGTGAACAGGCGTGGGCTAAATACACAGAGCGGCTGGTAAAGCTAGACCCAGAAGCTTTCTCGGCTGAGATTGCCTCACAGGTAGCTGAACGAGAGGGACGTGCCATTGTACAGGGTGGCCAACGTATCTCACTAGACCCATTCACATCGGCTCCCGGCCAAGTGGTTAAAGGTATTTCACCTAACCGTGTAGAGAACGTAACGTCACTGTTACAACGTATGAAGCTGGACGCACAACACGCAGATCAATTCGCTAAGGTGTTCGACCAGAGCGTTACCAAGATAGCAGAGACATACCAGAAGAAGGTCGAACCACTCTTGATTCGACCACTCTCACTGTCTCATCTTACGTTTGGAATGTTCGGCCCAATGAATCTCGCAGAAGATGTAAGCTTCGCTATGCTTGGACAAGGCTCAGTTAAATGGCAGCTTGACCCCGGTATGTTCCGACACATGACGCTCGATCTAGTTGGTGATGCAGCACCGCAGTCCTTCCTGACAGAAGTGGGAACGCAGAAGTACTTGCAACAGCAGGGACTCTATTCAGAAGAAGCAACAGCGGGGCTAGCAGACAAGGCTAACGCTATATCTCAGAGCTTTTTCAAAGCTTTCGGGGGGGAATTCTTCTCCGAACTAGGACGTGGAGTTCGACGTGCAGCTTGGTTCAAGGATTTTAACCAGACGTTCTATAAGCTACTGCGAGAGCAGGGTGCTGACGAGAACCTGATCACAGAATTACAGAACATAATTAAGGGAGAACTTCCCCCCGGCTTATCCCAGTTCACAGACGAAGTGAGTAACATCGCTTGGATTGCTGCGTCTACTGGTGACCCTGCAAGAGTACGCAGTGTGGTAGATACCATAAGTGCGGAGGCATTCACTAAGAAGGCACAGAACACAGTTCTGGAAGAGGCAGTGGAACTTCCCCCCGATGTCCGACACTTGCTCCGGTCTGCTATCTTTGAGGGCAACATGACTCGTGACAACTTCGACCAGTTGCAACGGGATGCGCTGGAAAAGGTGCTGGAGTGGAACAAGTTCCAGCCTGAGGCTGTTGAGTGGCGGTACACCGAAATGTTTGACTCTATTGGTAGGGTGGCACCTCGATCGGCACAGGAAGCTATCGATCAGACAGACCTGTTTTACCAGTCTGCTAGTGCCCTGCGTGATTTGCCTTATGAGATGAATGCACACTTGCGTCGACAGATGCGTAGCACTAAAGACCAGAAGGTTAAAGATAAGCTACAGAAGCAGATGGACGAGATCGTTACTGAAGTGTCTGACAGGCTGCATGCCCAGATGGACGCTGCCGGTGAACGTGTACGTAAGATGTCCAAGGGTGTCTACTCGAAAGAAATTGCGGACGCACTGGCCGCTGAGACTAAGTTAGCATCTACTGGGACAGGGGTGCGTATATTCCGTGGCCAGAATAAAGACGGAGGGATGGTCGCTCGTGGTGAGATAAAAGCTGAAGACCTACAGCTAGGCCCCGGCCAGTACTTCGCACCAGATAGAGAGGCAGCAGCCAACTTTGGTGACGTAGTAGAGAAAGAGTTGGTGGCCGAAGGTGGAGAGATATTAGACTTTGACTTGCCTATCTCTAGTATGAGTTCCGATAAAGTGGCACAGCTACGGCGCATAGGTTCGGGAGTATTCCTCGACCCTGAGGATTTCGATGAGGCAGGGGAGTTTTACTTCGCACTCCAAGCTAAGTATGAAGAGACCGCAACAAGTAAAATGGCTGGACAGAAAGAGTTAAACGACGATTTGCTTGCTCATGGTTTCCCTGTGCTGAAGTCTTCTGACCCAATGCCTGAGTACAATGTACTATCTGAGCACTTGCTAAAGGATGTACAAGAAGAAGCTGCTGTAAGTGCTGGGGCGCAGTCTAGTGTGAAGAACATCGACACGCTCATTGACACTGGTATCGAGTTGACTAAGCTGAACATTGAGACACAGCAGACATTGAAGGCTACTAGGGAGAAGCTGTTCAGTCAGTACCCTACACCTCAGAGTCGATCTGTGTATGAAGGTGACTTCTGGGAGGACTTGTACTTCCCACAGATGCAGGAGATTTGGGACATCAACGCACTACAACGTGCCGATCTCAAACGTGCAGGAGACACAGCTTGGATTGATCTTAACGCTGCGGTAACGAAGGTGGGTAAACTTTCAGGCCGTGACTTAGAGGCAGCCATAAAGGGGCACGAGCAACGGGCTATTGACATTGAGCACCGTATTGCAGAGTTGGAGAACGTGAGCATACCGGACACTGAAACTGGAAAGGGTATGGAGCAGACTGTTGACGCTGCACTGAACGGGCTCAACGCTGATCACGCTCGTGTGTCTAATGATTTGAAACGATTACAAACTGGACAGCAGCACAAGACTGTCTCGCAGATTCAGGCCGCCCGTAAGAAAGTGGCTGGCACTAAGCGAGCGTTGCGTGAGGCTCTAGCAAATCCAGACAGTGAGTTGAGTGAAGCCTTCTTGCGGTCTGACATTGTGCAGTCCCGACGAGCATTAGCTGACACAGCTAAAGAGTTCGTGCCGGCTGACAGGTTGCCTGAGTGGACAGCACTACAGGACGAGATCGATGCGCTGGATACAAGACTTATTGAGGGTGGACTACAAACAGAGCAACGTGTGCTTGGTGAAGAGAAGCTACGGGAATTGGAGATCAAGCAAGAACGTTTCCTTGAAAGCGTAGAAAAGGAAGCAGCAGTAGCGAAACCTACAACTGTGGGTGGAATCTCTGTGGGTCACTTCGATGAAGCGGTGAACACAGCAGTGAAGGCTCTTAACGGGCGAGCACCACGAGACATTGAAGAACTTATTGGGGTGCTGGAGAACACACCTATCGAAAAGGCTATCGGTATGGAACACGGTTTCGGCCCCGGTCGACAGGACTTACAGGCTACTGATTTGATGCAGCGATTATTCAACCGTGTGACAGAGGTTAGTGGTGAGGGCTTCCTTCCGCTCGACCAGTCTCACGTTATCGATCGAATGTTACGGGGGGAGTTAGAACAGTTCCCTACCAGAGCAGTTAACGAATTGATTGAGAAGGGATTCGTACGAGTATCTAAACGGTTTAAAGACCAGTCACTCGCACTGAGCCTGACCGACGATGGAATACGTGCGTACAAGGCGCACCCATTCCTCAGCCTACAACCTATCGAGTCTCCACCAATCCCAAAGGGTATCCGTGACTTCAACACAACGATTGACAGTCAGGCTAACCTAGTGGATGAAGTGCTGGAGAGCATGATGAAGGAACAGGACAACGCTGCTGCACTCGCTGACAACTTTAACGAAATGCCTGAGTTCCTAGAGAAACTGGCAAAGCAGATGGACAACTCTCCTGACCTGATGAACCAGATGAAGGCTGCTCGACAACAGGCCGGACGAGAGGCTAACGAGAAAGCTAACAGAGCGTTCATCAACTACGACAACCGAAACAACCTTGACTTCTTCATGCAGAGGCTCATGCCATTCTGGATGTACGAGTCACGACGGTGGCCACGTATCGCCAACCTAGCTGCAAGTAAGCCAGCTATGACTAAATACATGGTTAACTCTACTGCTGACTGGGAGTACGGATACTCTGCTCCTACTGCTGGTTTCGAGTTCAACCCTATGAAGGGCACGATTCTTGGTGGGCTACGCCGACTGGGTGCAAGGGACTACCCTGAGTACCACAGTGGATTCCGTGGAAAGATCGAGGAAGGTACTGACTGGCTAGGCCGGTTCGGATTCTACTTCGCTCCACCTATCACGGCAGGTATTGACGTGTTACAAGGTGAAACAGGGAACATTGTCCCCCCGCCTTTGGCTTTGCTTACACACGGTGCGGCGGCTGCTGGTGCAGAGATACCGGGACTACACGACTTCGTGTTCGATAGTCGATACATGGACTTCCTAACTGATCAAGTACTAGCGGACAACTTCCTTGGTACTGGTAAGAACGGAGAGGTACGGAAATTTAAGTCAGTGTCTCAGTTGAAGACAGCTAGGGCTGATGGTGACGAAGAAGCTACCAGCATTTACTGGGCAGCACAGCGTCAGGCAGCAGCACGTATGATCGCTTTGCAGCAGGGTGCGATACTGCGGTACCGTCCTGCGGCGAAGACTGAGTTCATTGAAACGTCAGCCGACGTAATTGAGCAAGTCCTTGGAATCACCGGAGAGCAACAGCAGGAGTTTCGGCGGCTTGGAGTTCCAGTGTACTCTGTGCTCGCTGTCTCCGGTACGCAGAGGCGCGCTATACGGGAAACTATGGAGGCAGCCGGGGTCAACTATGACGCATGGATTACTGCGAGCCATAGTCTGAGGCCGGTTGAGGAACAACAGGCACTGCTCCGTATAGATGAGTTCTGGCAAGAGCGTAGCCGTGTGGCTAATGAGTTCAAAGAAGAGTTCCAACAGCTTAACGACAAGTGGGTAGACGGACAGATAACTGGCCCACAGGCTCGACAAGAGTGGCAAGCGATACAGGGTCGACAGGCCGTGACGTTTGACGCACTACAGAATCAGGCTCGGTTCGCTGACGTACCTATTACTAACGCAGAGCGACAGGCATGGCGTGAGAGGTTTGGGGGGAATCCTCCGTTGACGCACCCAGTCGATGAAGCGTTGGAGAAGTACTGGTCTGTTGACCCAACTGCTAAGGAGTTCATTGACCTTGGTACAGGTGAGACTGACTGGAATGCTTTCTTCTCAATGAGAGAACAGATACTGGATGGATTCAGGGACGAGCCTTACTTCAACCTTATTGAGCAGGAATTGAAGAACGGGGAAACCCCGCTAGGTCGGTCGCTGGAGCAAGGCAAGTCATTCTTTAGAGAGTACTTCGGTGTACGTGATCAGGTGCTACAGGAGTTGGCAGGACAGAATCCGCAACTTAAGTCTGCGTCTGAGGCGTACAGACAGGCTATTATTCTTGGGCAGCGACAGTTCACTGTGGAGGGACAGCAGCAATACAAGAAGGAAGCCATGGACATTATGGTGGGGAACCCAACGCTCTTGCTCATGGAAAACATGATCAGGCAGAAGAGAACGCTGCTCAGACAGAGTGACCCAGAGATGGAGCAGTGGTACCAGTTGTTTATCTCAGCACCTCAGACTACTCCCAGTGTACAAAAGCAACGCAAATTCGGAGCCAACAAGTTTGGTGCTTGACACCAAGCAACTGGTTTTGTTTACATATAGATAGAAGCCACACATTGTGTGGTATAAACCACAAAGGAGAACGCATTGGCAGAAGACGCTAGTGGAAACAACGACGGAAAAGCAGACGTACTGGAAGACCCAAAGGTAAAGGAAGCTATTGAGGCTGCACGTAAAGAAGCAAACTCAGAAGGCTACCGCAAGGGACAGTCCGACACTGACAAAGCTACGCAGGAGGCACTTGCTAAGGCTAAGACAGCGGAAGACAAACTTGCCGAATTGGAAAACCAACGATTTGAGAACCTGTCTGATGAGGACAAACAGAAAGAGATTATCAACCGCCTCTGGAAAAAGGAACAGAACCCTGACCCAGTAGCTGACGATAAGGGTAAGTCTCGCCAAGACCCCGCTCCGACTGAACCTAATCCGGCAGACCCAAAAAGCAAACTCGTTGAAGCTGCGAAGGAAGCTGGACTCGACCCTGAGAAACTGGACTTTTCTAACGGAACCGAAGCGTTCCTAAAGAGTTGGACCAAAGAACTTAGGGAAGGCAAGGGCTCAGAATCTGAGAGTAGTTCCGAAGAAGACACCAAGTCGAAGTCTGGTGGGCCCGTAGATCGTGGGGGAGGTTCCCCTGCGAGTACAGATATTACTAAGGTAAACCCTCTGAATATCTTCGCAAACGCTTACAACAAAAATCATGGAGGTGATTAATGGCTTCAGGCCAGATTAATCTGCGTGACATGGCACAGGGTATGGGTGAGAGTGTTGCATCAGGCATCGCCCTCAACTTTGCTCGACGCTCTGTTATGATGGATAAACTCCCTTTCGTGAACGTAGACACTTTCTGGGTAAGGAAGTGGTTGGCAGACAGCTTTAGCGAAGCGAACTTCCGTCAGTTTGGTTCCTCTTTCACTACAGTGAAGGACAACCTACGTGACGCACAGGACTCGCTCTCGTTGCTCGGTGGACAGATCGATATCGATACTGCACTGAAAGAGGCTGGTCAGAAGGAACAGGACTTGTTCGCTTACAACGTGAACGCTCAGTCCGATCGGTTCCGATATACGTTTATGGATAGGCTCGTCAACGGTAACAAGGTGAGTGACACCGAGGCTTTCAACGGCCTCTCACAGCGTGTCGACCAGTTCGTTGCCGATGGACATTCCGACGCTAAAATCGATGGTGGTAACGCAGACCTATCTGCGTCCTCTGCAATTCGACAGACATTCCTTGACAACCTCTCGGATGGTCTGGAACGTATCGATGCCGGCGAATCAGCCGATGACATCGGTGCTTCACTAATTCTCACAGGTCGTGAGGGTTATCTATCTATCGCATCAATCGCTCGACGTGAAGGCCTCTTGGACACATCCAAGGACTCATTCGACCGAACGATCGATAGCTTCATGGGTGTACCTATCGTTCGAGCAGGTACCAAGGCTGACCAGACTACCTCGATTATCACCGCCACCGAAAGTGACGATGGTACTGCGACTACTGGTGCAGACAACACCTCATTCTACATCATGCGCTTGGGTGAACCCTACGTACATGGTATGCAGATGGGTGCCCCTGAAACTCCACTAGACCGCTTGATCGATGATGGTGTAACCCACCGTGTCGTATTCCAGTGGAAATGCGGTATCGGCGCATGGAACAAACGCTCAGTCGTTCGTTACTATGGCGTTGACCCACTGTTCAACTAAGGAGGAACTGAAATGGCTTTTGGAACTAACGAAAACGCATTCGGCCCTCTCTCTAGTGATGATGTCATTCGTGCTCAGGCCAGCATTACTGCTACTGACACTACGAATGCCTTCACTCTGCCAATCGAAGCTGTGCTGAAACATGACCTTGCGGTTGTGCTCACCATTTCTTCGGTTTCTGGTACGTCGCCCACGCTCGCTGCGGTACTCACGAGTACTGACACTGGGCACAAGATCACAGTCACTGCGACTGAGGACATTACGGCTGCGGGTAATTACGTTATCCCTATCCCGCCTGTCAAGTCTGCAAACTGGAACTTGTCGTTGACGATCGGTGGTACTACGCCTGATTACAACCTTGGCGCATACGTTGCTAAGGCTGGTCACGCTGTACTGGCAGCTACATAGGACTGAATCGGGGGGAAGGCATCCTATACACTTCTGTATAAGGTGTCTCCCCCCGCTTTGCTATGCCACAGCGAGACCCACGCTCCCCTGAACCTAGAGGCTCCCATGCATTTGCTGGTGGTATACCCAGTAATCGCCTAAACCCAACCGACTCGTACACACACCCCGACCCATTCTCTCTTTCACAACTTACAGTCACTACGCTCGTAGTTGATAGCATTTATGCTCCCGGTACTGGGAACATCACGCTTTATGACAACATCGAACTGGGTGCATCTGGGGTCTTTATTGGTACGTCTGGTACTCCACTGGGTATAGTACGTGTCAACACTATCTATGCAGGTACAGGTAATGACCTACAGATTGGAGACAACCTAGAACCCATCGGTTCAATAACTGTAGGCTTATCTGGTGATCGATTTGCTAATGGATACTTCACAGACTTCAATGTGAGTGACACGCTAGACGTGGGCACTGTTGATGTAGAGGTACTGGACAACACGACCAGTGTGGAGATTGATGTCTCAGCAGACCTAATGCCAGAAGTGGGAAGCACCTATGATCTTGGTTCGTCATCTGCATCTCAACGCTGGAATCAAATGTTCATCAATGATGTAACACTAGACAAATTGAAGGGACACAGTGGTGCTCGTATCCTAGTCACTGAGGCATTGGAGACTGTGAACGTGCGGCCTACTGGTTCATCAGGTGCTTACGATCTAGGTAACTCGTCAAGTTACTACGGTGAAGGACACATCGAAGACGTGTACACAAACAACCTGCATGCCCGTAGTGGTGCGATACAGGTAAATGATGACCTTGACATGGTTGGAAGTGAGATTGACTTTGGGTCATCTTCTGGTACCGCAACAGCAGGGGGAATCACACCACCAAATATCACTGGGTATATCAATGTCAAGGTCAATGGCACCTCACGTAAGATAGCCTATTACGCAGACTAATCTGTATACTTGACAGTAGGAGGACACCATGGCAACAGTAGAGACAATTCGAGATCGATTGAGTGAAGAGATTGGAGACTACTTCAAGTCTACCACTACGTCAGATGGTGCAGACGGACAGGAACTAATCGATTCGGAACTGACTAAGTACGACGATGATGAACTCATTGACAAGTACAACACGTCGTTCCTCATTGCCGGCTCAGTCACTGCCACTGGTGAAGAGAACTTCGCTACCTCTAAATCTGGTGCAACTGTGTCTATGCGTGGTTCCTACTCGGCGTTGATTCCAAATGGTACAGCGTACTCGATGCACCGACTGTTCTCAGCAGCACAGAAAGACAGGGCTGTGGAGAGAATGCGGAAGTCCATCTTCCCCACCATCTTCCTTGAGGCCCAACATGAAATTACTATCGTCGTTGACCAATATACTTATGACATCTCTGCTGCATCTTTTGAAGACCCGAATGGTGCTCCCCGAGATGTACTATTGGTCGACACTCAAGACACAGAAAAGACAATGGCTCTCACACACTGGGAGATCGTGCCGGGACAGACGAACAAACTCAAGTTCAACACACTCCCCGCTGCTGGCAGAACGGTGCGGCTGATTGGTATAAAGACCGCTGCCCTCTCAGACTATGACGATCAAGATGAAGAACTACTAGTTGCCTTCGCTGCTCGTTCTCTATTCAACGAGGCTATACAAGCAGCACCGGGAGATGTGGCTGGCCGATCAGGTTCAGCACGTGATTACTGGACACAAGAGGCAGCTAGACTATTAAGGAGCAACAAGAAGATTCCCCCCGCCATAAGAGAGCCTCTTGGTTTTGAACTTGGTGAGAGTGATCAGACCTTCTTGACCCCATGACAGATGTAAAGATTGTCCACTCAGGGCAGACAGAGAAGTATCGATTAGCGCAACAGGACAGTAGGAAACTGTGGTCTGTTACTTCTCCTGCTACTGAACTCGAAGTGGAGTACAACCTGAACGATGCCAGTCTCGGTGTCGGTTTACTGCGTGAACAGCAGGGTGCTCCCGGTACACAACTACGTATTGCTGATGGGTACGGTGTCGATCTGTCGGAAGCTGGCCTAGTTAAGCATGGGCCGGGGGGAATTAACATTGGGGCCTACTCAGGTACAGCTAAGACTGTTGGTACGTACAGCGGACGCACATTCCTACTGACCAGTACTAATCTGTACAGTTGGAATGGTGTGACACAGACTACCGAAATGACCGGTGTTACGTTGAACAACTCTTGGGCTGTACATGGTACCAGTCTGTACATTGCGGGTGGGTCTAATGGCCTCTACAAGGAAGCTGGTTGGGGCACGTCCTCTACTGTCTCTGTCACCACACCTAGTGACGTACAGCTTATTGCCTCAATGCCTGATGGTGCTTCTAACAAGATGTTCATAGCCAGTGATGACACCATTTATAGTTCTTCCACGCCGGACTCTAACAACTTCTCCAGCATAATTGTACTGCCTGAAAACATTAACAACCTCTGGGTAATGGCTGGGTACTTGTTCGCACAGACTGCATCCCACGTGTACCTGATACACAATGACAAGGACGGAGTACCTGTATCAGTGGAGTTAAACTCTAAGACTAAGCTTATGAGTAACACATCTGCTGGTACGATACTAGACACTGAGGGGCAGGAGACTTGGAGTTCTGATGGTAACAGCCTGTGGCTGCTACGTGTCCTAGGCTTCAACGAATTTGATGTGACACCTGCCGGCCCGTTTGAAACGAGTCAGGCTGTGCCAGTAACGTCTGATATCAGAGGCACTATACTGGACGTGGCGATTGACATTGATGCTATCTATGTGACAGTGCTACGGGGTAGTGACTCGTACACTTACAAGGGTGTAGAGAAAGCACGTGGGATATTTGTCTGGAGTCCGCTCATAAAGTGGGGTATTTCCACAGTGGACGTGGCACGAGTGAGTGCTTACAACGGTGACTCCCATTTGTACGTGGCATTCGGTGGCTCGTGGGCTGCTTTCAAGCTACACGACTGGACGGTGTACAACACCGACTGGCAAATAGACACTATGTTCCTGAACAACGGTGAGCCCACTGTTGACAAGATTCACCACCGTCTACTCACTAGGGTCGACCGTACGGGGGGAAACATTCAACCAGCGTCACGAGTTACTGAGAGTGGTAGCTTCGTTAACATTGGGGGTGCGGTCGCTACTGATACGGGTGTGAACATGGGGAACAAGACAGGTAAAGAGATACAGTTACGTATCACCATGAGTGGTAACAGCACTTCTCAGTATTTCAACTTACGTGGCTTGAAGGTGGAAGGTGTGCGTAGACCTGAGGTGCGTCGGGAGTACAACTTCACTGTGTATGCTGACAATCTAGGTGAGGCAAACTTCCTTAGGTCGCTGGCTTCTAACTCTGGTACTGTGCCAAACCTAACTAGAAACGACGGACTAGATGATGCAGTAGAAGTGCAGGTATACCCCGGCTGGCCTCGTGAAGTAGAGACATTTGATGATGCCCGAAGGAAACCCGCAAGAGCGTTTGAACTACGTGCCCTTGAGGTATTATCCTAACTAATAGGAGGAACACATGCCACTTACAGGAGTTGATCAGAACAACCCGCCGCCAGAGTACACACCCCTTGGTCTAAGCCAGTGGATTCAGGACGTAGCGTTCTCAGCTAACGATGGCTCAGAAGCGGCTCCCGGTATCTCGTTTGACAGTGAAAACAGTACAGGGTTCTGGCGTGTCTCTAATGGCGTAGTTGGCGTGGCTCTTACAGGTTCTGAACTACTTCGCTTCAAGTCTACTGGTATCGACTTCGACACAGGCACGTTCAGGGGTGAACTAATCGTTACTGCTCAGACAGTAGCAGACGTGTCCTTCACTATCCCTGATCTGGCTGGTGTGAGTGACACAGTTGTGTTCGAGAGTGCAACCCAGACGCTCACCAACAAGACGTTCTCTGTTGCAACGCTCAACGATGTAACGCTAACAGGAACCCCCGATGCGAGTGCTGCTATTTGGTCTGACTTAGGACAAGTCTTGACCGCTGATATTGACGGAGGTACCCTCGATTCTGTGGTTGTCGGGGGTGCCTCTGCCGCTGCGGGCACGTTCACTGCACTCTCTGCTACCTCTGTATCTGGTGCAATCGTGGGTGCAGACACTGTGCATTCATTCACAAACAAAACACTCGACTCATTTACCAACACGAACCATGCTGATACAGTGCACGTGGAGATTCGCAACGAATCAGGTGGAACCATTGCAGTTGGTGACGCAGTGTATATCTCTGGCTACAGTGTAGGGCAGGACAAGCCTCTTGTACAGTTGGCTGATGCTACTGCTGATGCTACCATGCCGGGAATCGCAATCGTAACTGACGCATCCATTGCCAACAACGCAACAGGTGACGCTACTCAGACTGGTCGAGTGACTGGTATTGATACGTCTGCGTGGAGTGCAGGTGATACTCTCTGGGTATCTGAAACTGGTACAACTGGAAACACGTTACAGAACACTCCCCCCGCTGGCACTGCTAAGATTCAAAAGATTGCCACAGTCCTACGATCACACGCTACACTGGGTGTCATTCAGGTCGGGCCGGAACGCACGAACGCTCTGCCTAACCTCGCCAACACAAAGCTGTGGATCGGTGATGCATCTGGTGTACCACAGGAGTTTGCGTTGTCAGGTGATGTCACCATGACTGCCGGTGGTGTTGTTACTGTAGTGACTAACGCTAACTTGACAGGTGCTATCACTTCGGTGGGTAACGCAACCTCTCTTGGTTCGTTCACCCTCGCTCAGTTGAACACAGCTATCTCAGACGGAACCGTAGTAGACACTACAGATATCGGTGTATCAGTACAGGCTTACTCAGCTACGCTGGATACATGGGCAAGTAAAACTCCCCCCGCCGGTACTATAGTAGGTACGTCAGATACACAGACATTGACAAACAAGACAATCAACACGGCGAGCAACACTCTCACGGTAGTTGAGGCTGATATCTCTGACTTGCAGAGTTACTTACTACCTGCGGACATTGGTAGTTCAGTACAGGCTTACGATGCTGGTCTGCTTTCTATCGCAGCACTGGTTACTTCTGCGGACAAGATGGTATATACCACAGCCTCAGATGTATACGCTACCACAGACTTGACTTCGTTCGCAAGAACACTTCTTGACGATGCAACTCAGGGAGCAATGCAGACCACGCTGGGTGTCGACCCCGCTGGTACTGACAACTCGACTGATGTGTCTCTCACTGGCTCTTATGACTACATCACTATTGCTGGGCAGGTTATCACTGTTGGGCAGGTTGACCTTGCCACAGATGTGACTGGTGCCATCGGTGTAACATCGGGGGGAACTGGGCAGACTACGGTTGCGGTTGGTGATATCCTTTATGGTTCAGGCGTAAACACTTGGAGTAAACTGGCTGCTGGCTCTGATACTAACGTGCTCACTCTCTCTGGTGGTGTCCCAACTTGGGCTGCTGCTGGTTCCCCCGCCGCTCACGCTTCGACACACGAATATGGTGGGGTTGATGAGATCAACACGTTTGGTGCAATCTCCGTAGACGACACCACAGATAGCACCAGCGAGGTTACAGGCTCCATCCACACTGACGGGGGATTGGGCGTAGCTAAGGATGTCATCATCGGTGCGCCGTTAAGTGGTATGGCTACGAAGCGACTTACAGTGACAGATACAGCGGACGACAATGTTGTGCGTATTGTTGCAAACCAAGCAACATACACAAGTACTCCATTGTGGGTTGGTGTCTTAGATTCCGACAGAGCAAATTTCAATCTATTAGAACTGTATTCTGGTAACAACACGACCAACCCTTTCAACCAGCTAGAGTTCCGTGTAACTGGTGAGGGTGACACCCTCATTCGCGGTGGATATAGTTTCTTAGATGATGATGATACATACATGGCTTCTGGTACGGCTAACCAACTTGACTGGTACGTAGGTGGGGCTAATGACATGCGCCTTGAGTCAGACGGTGACTTGCACGTAGAGGGTGACGTAATTGCATTCTCAACTACAATCTCATCTGACCTCGCCTTGAAGGAAAACATCGAAACGGTTGTAGACCCAATTGCTATGGTAAACAAGCTACGTGGTGTAACATTCGACTGGAAGAAAGAATACAAGGGATCATCAATTGGTGTTATTGCTCAGGAAGTAGAGAAACACTTCCCAGAGTTGGTAGAGAAGCATGCCCTAAATGGAATGAAGACGGTGAACTACTCTGCTCTTATTGGAATCTTGATTGAGGCAGTGAAGGATTTGTCCGAAAAGGTAGGTGAATAATGGCTATTGGTACAGGACAAGTATCTCTAGCAGATATCCAAACTGAATACGGTGGAACAGCACCAACGGCATTGAGCGAATATTACTCTAACGGTAACGCTCCAGCATCAGGTGAAATACAAATACATGCTGATTTTAATGGTACAAGTGCCGTTGCAAACCTTTCTTGGTCTACAGCAGGAGCCGATGTTTACAAATGGGAAAGTGCCATGGGCTGTGGTTCAAAGTCTTCCTTTCTAACTATGAAAGGTAAAATCAATGGTTTTGAGACTGGACTATGCCGAGAGTACAACGGGTCTTCGTGGTCGAATGGTGGATATACGGGCATCCCTTCCTCAAATGGAATTGGTTTTGGAACTCAGACAGCAGGAGCATGGGCTGGTGGATACCGACAATATATTTCTAACGCTATCACTAACTGTGACGAATACAATGGAAGTAGTTGGTCTACAGGAGGTTCCTTAGGTACACCAAGAGCATACACCTCAGGTGGTGGGCCAAGTCAAACAACAGCTATGATAACAGGAGGTTCAAAATATAGTCCTACAGTCAGGCTTACCACATCTGAGGAGTACAATGGAACTAGCTGGTCGGCTGGTGGAAATATGAGTGAAGATAGAGCAACAGGAGGATGGGTAGGAGATAACACCTCTGGTCACTTACTTATGGGTGCTAAAGACAGTGGGGGAGCACAATCTTCCGCATTTGAGTATAATGGATCAACATGGTCTACAGGTGGATCAGGTACAACAGCAGTTAGGTACACGGCAGGATGGGGTAGCACATCACTAGGATATATCGGTGGTGGTTGGCGGTCTGGTACTGGCTATAAAGTTGTGCAGCGATACAATGGCACAGCATGGGCTTCGGATGCCGATCTGCCGGGAAATAAGTATCTCCATGTATACAGTACCTCATCAACTACAGGCACAAATGGATTCCTACAGGCTGGATACGGAAATTCCGGTGTAGAAACAACAGCATACAAGGCAAGTTAATGATATACACAAAAAACGTAGACGAACATCAAATAGCATTCACTATTAAAGACAGAGAGAATTTCGATCCTATCTTCGAAGGTCATATCATCATATTGCCTGATACACCCTACGCCCAAGAGTGGTTAGTCAGGAATAGCTTAGTTGCCATGACAAGAGAACAAGCGGTCGTGGTTTACGCAAGTGATCTTGCAGACCTACAGACTATGTATGATGAGCGAACTACAGAATTTATAGCTGAAAGAGCAGCGCAAAGACCAGAGTATAAGGAATTACCATGACTAAAGAAATAGTATTAACAGAGAAGCATCCAATGCTTACCGAACAACAGCAAAAAGATTTAGCTACTCTTAAAGCTGAGTTAGTAAACACAGCAGATAAAGTGCAGGGATATAGAACACCTACTGAGATGCGATTCTCAGTTCTAAATGACCATCGGCATCCAACCCCAGCTTCTAAGTATTGGCAGGCTGTGAGGGAACAGAATGCTCACTACACTCAACTTATCTTCCTGTCTTTTGAATACCGTGAAAATGAAGTAAAAATTCTCAGAGCAGAAGAGGCTTTGAAGAGTGCAGATACCACTCCCGACAAACTTCAAGCGCAGATTGACATAGACAAATGGACGTATGTACGATTTACGCAACAACAGGACGCTAGAGAGCGTATGAAGGAGTTGTTGGAGTGGTCTAAGATTAAAGCAGAACTAGTAGAGGAAGACCCCGATTTTGACACAGAGAATGTAAATACTCACCAAGCAGAAAGCTATTTACTAACTCATCAGTGGAGAGCCAAGGCACTTACTCCCGGCAGTAGTCAGGGTGAGGTGTTAAATGTACTTGGGCCTTTAAATACACTTAGAAAAATGCTAGGTTTACCTACACGTAAACCGGAAGAGGACGTTCCTTTCTTAGCAAAACCCAGTGAACAATTACGCCCGTAATTTAAGTATAATAAATATATCAACCAAAGGAGAAACTAATGCCCCGAAAACTACAAAATAAGGCTCCACTCGCAGGAGCATCACCCACTCCTAATGCCGATATTTATCGAGTGTTAGAAGTTAATATTAATGCAGAAAATAACTCTGTGCATGTTTTCTGGGGTGCATATGAATCCCAAGACGATATTGTAGATAACAATGTACCTAACCCAGCTTATGTGGATGCTGAGACTACACCAGATGAAACCGAATTCATCACAGTAGTTACTCCGGTTGCAGATGTGAAGGTCGCAGGTGAGGGTGTACTGTATAACGAAGCTGATGCATACGAGTTGTTCACAGCCCCCACACAGGATGGGGAGAACGCTTACGACGCATTCAAGCGAATCTGCTATGCCAAGTTGGAAGCGGACGGATACTTCCCAACCCTTGGAGCGGGAGATTCAGATGAATAAGCAGATAGTCATACAACTAGACCCTGATCTGCTGGCCGATATTGAAGAGTGCTGTCCCGGTACTACTTTGAATCAAATCAAGACCGTAGCTATCGAAGCTATCGTTGGTATTGCGTCAGGTGGGGTGGCCACTAAGCTGGCAGTAGAACAGGCCGAAGCCCGAAAGGTACTGGCCAAGGAGTTGCACTCCAAGAAAGAAGCACGTATAATCAAATTAGGGAAGCTAAACCAAATACCACAGGAGTAAGTATGTCTCAGCTAGAGAAGCAGAAGTTGATCGATCAGTTGTCAGAGTTCATCCCGACTGAGTTGGAATCGACAGAGGAAGAGAAAGTGCTCATCTTGGTTCAGGCTCTTGGTGCAGGTATCCGTGAGTTGAAACAGACTCAGGGTACACTGATGATCAGGCAGAAGCTGGCCGAAGATGGTGCCCCATTTGTAGATGCCCTTGTAAAGAACAAGGAACAGTTGGCTAAGTTGTTCGCAGACTGGAAGCTACTAGGAGGTGGTCAATCTGAGGGTGAGGAAGAGGGCTAGTCTCTCTAACTACACCAAATCAATCAGGCCGGGGGGAACACCTCCGGTCTTTTTGTTTGTGGTATGTACCATCCCCCCGCTATACTTAAAGAGAAGAAAGGAGACACGTGCCCAATCGTACACCATCAGAAGCAGAACTAATTCAAACTATGTCAGAGCAAGTGGCTCAGATGTACGGTTCTATGTATGGTGAAGGAAACACGGAAGGGACAGTCTCAGCGGTACTCAGGATAGATAAATCCTTAGCAGTACACGCAGATGGAAGCAGAGCAGAGGCTCGCAAGACAGCAGCCATGGTCAGTGTAGTTACCTCGATCGCCCTGTTCATCATCAATGTATTCGTATCGATCGCTGCTGGATTCCCAATGGTAGGTAAGTAGTGTCACGTTATAGCATCATTTCACAAATCAGCGCAGCACAGGGTGGAGCCACGTCTGTACCTAAGCGTAACCCTATCTTGGGATTCCTTGATGATATGGCACGTAAGGCACCTATGGCAGCACCTCGTGTGGTACCGGGAAGGCCTAAGAAACAAGGCACGTCCTTCATACAGCGATTACAGGATGCGATTGCTAACGCTCCAATGGCGGTGCCTAGAAACAGAGAGGAGACAAATGCCAAAAGTAGGTAAAAAGAAATTCCCTTACACAACAAAGGGTAAAGCCGCTGCAAAGAAAGCAGCTACTAAAGTTAAGAGGAAGAAGTAATGGCTAAGGCTGACCCTAGACTAAAACGTGCTGGTGTATCCGGTTACAACAAACCTAAGCGCACACCTAACCACCCAAAGAAGTCTCACGTTGTTGTGGCTAAATCTGGTGACAAGGTAAAGACGATTCGCTTTGGTCAACAAGGTGTGTCTGGTGCTGGCAAGAACCCAACAAGTGCCAAGCAGAAAGCTAGGCGCAAGTCTTTCAAAGCCCGACATGGTAGCAACATTGCCAAAGGCAAGATGTCTGCTGCTTACTGGGCTGACAAAGTAAAGTGGTAAATAAATAGAGGGCCGACCCAACCGATCATGTCATAAACCGAGATGATCTTCGAGCCGACCCTCTGAGCAGTGTCTTCTGAGTTCGACCTGTCAGGCGAATCCTAGTAGACTATTTCCCCCCGCTCTTACTATTATAGTAACAGGTTCAGTCCAAGATGTCAAACCGTATTCCAGCACTCTGGTACCACGACTTAACTTCGTCGGCCAATGCCTTGTTATCTACGAAATAATCCCGACCTGAGTTGATCACAACCCTAGCCAGTCCCGCCTGAACGATGAGGACTGCATCTCTTTCACAAGGTTCACCAGTGACGTAGATAGTTCCTCCCGTGACACCCCTTGTGGCGTTGATGAGGGCATTAGTCTCTGCATGGATACTACGCTCGCACCGTTGGGAGTCGGTAGAGACGTGGCAACCAACGTCATAGCAGTGCGGAAGCCCTTTAGCTGCTCCATTGTAGCCGATTCCAACCACTCGATCATCCACTGTGATAACTGCCCCATGATTTGCTCTCCTGCACGTGCTCAGTTTTGACGCAGCCATTGCCATCTGCATGTATATGTTGTCTTTCTTACCCCGCACTAGCTACAATTCCCCCCGCAACAGTCCGCAGGTGCCTCAGAGGGGACTTCCAGAGGCTCACCTAGTAGATAGAGCGTGTTCTTCGTCTCTAACGCCTCTCCGTGGACAGCCACGATAGGTGAAGTAGTCACCACTGTACCGTCGAGGACTGGTTTACCACTTGACATCATCGTTCTCCTTGAAGTACTCTTTGTGCTTTATGTAGCTACCCTTGGTGTCCCACCACAGGTGTCCTGCTAGGAAACCACTAGCCACGCCTAATGTTAGTGAAGCGATGGGTGAGACAGTCAGGAGCCACAGTAGTAGGGCTACAGCCACCAGTACAGCGAGTGTACTCTTCCACCCTGCTGTCTGCCTTATCGCATAAGTCCACGGCCTCTGAGTCGTAGGGTTCCACAGCATCTTGTATAATTTTGCGAGCATCTCTGTTCCTTTCGTATGAGTAACCGGGGAATAAATCCTCTAAACTAACATGCACTCCATCCACAGGAGTAGCACTTATGGCATCCCTCCTCGTTAGCCACCTCACTGCCGCACTCAGGGCACGGGTCAAGAGTCTCGGTGAGAACCTCTTTGTCTCTGCTACCCGATCGGTACACAGTGATTCCCTTACAGCCCTCTGCTTCTGCGAGCAGATACGCCTGTGCAATATCTCCACGACTGGCTGAGTTAGGGAGATTGATTGTCTTACTAACTCCTGAATCACAATATCGTTGGAATGCAGCTTGCATCCTGACATGTCCGTCAACGCTTATCTCTCCTGATGTCTTATACACTTCTGTCAAATCAGGCCGCATTGTCGAGAGTGGTTCCCCCCGTAGAAGCCGTTCAGTTACCTTGTGCCCTACGTCACTGTAGAGTTGGTCATTCACATACTCTACCGCAGTGCTTCCATCTCCTTGGTCAAGGATGTTTTGTTTGGTGTAGCGTAGAGCGAATAGAGGTTCGATGCCCGATGAGCAGTTAGCCAACATTGAGATCGTTCCGGTTGGCGCAATAGTAAGCCGGCATGCGTTACGGAATCGTCCGTCATTCGATGCTGGGTATGCGCCTCTTGCAAGTGCCAGTGTTTCAGACTCATGGTCAGCAACGTCTCGAAAGAACTGGAAGAGTCTGCCGCCAAGGTGTCTAGCTTCCTCACTGTCATAAGGAATACGCAGTCGCACGAGAGCGTCCGCAAATCCCATGACTCCAAGTCCAATCTTTCTAGTACTAAGAGTCTGTTTGCTAATTCCCTCAGTTGCGTACTCGTTAGCATCGATAACGTTGTCAAGAAACTGTACTCCTAGTCTGACGTATCTTTCGAGACTGTCCCAGTCAAAAGTACCGGCATCGATGAATTTAGAGACATCGATAGAACCGAGGTTGCAAGATTCGTTCGGCAGCAGTGGCTGTTCACCACAGGGGTTAGTTGCCGTAATCTCTCCAAGTCCAAGCTTAGAATGTTCTTTGTTGACAGCATCGAGGAATATAATCCCCGGTTCGCCATTGCGCCACGCACCATCGATGGTTGCATTCCAGATGTCCCTCGCCCTTACTGTGTCAGTTGTAGCCCTCGATGCTGGGTCACGGAGCGCATAGAGGCTGTCGTGTCGTACTGCGTCCATGAACTTTGCGTCCACCCCAACTGAGATATTGAAGTTGTGAATGTCTCCTTCAAACTGCTTGCAAGTAATGAAGTCCATGATATCGGGGTGCGATACGTGAAGCACCGCCATGTTCGCTCCGTCACGTTTACCTCCTTGGGTAACCAGTCTGCTAACGCTACTCAAATGTTCCAGTACAGCGATCGGCCCACACGCTTTGCCATGTGTCGTGCTGATAGGTGCTGCCTTGGGTCTGATCTTACTGAGCGAGAAGCCTGTCCCCCCGCCGAACTTCTGAACCAACGCTGCATCTTTAGCGGTGTTCATGATACCTTCCATGGTATCGTCCAGCGGGAGAACAAAGCATGCACTGAGAGTCCCCTGCCCAGTGCCGGCATTCATTAGAGTGGGGCTGTTAGGCAAGAACTTCAATGAAGTCATAGCCTCATAGAAGCTGTCCTCTAGTTCCTCTGAATCATTGAACGATGCAATGTGGTGTGCAACTCTCCTGAATAATTCCTCTGGCTTCTCGCCGGGGAGCAAGTAACGTCGCTCCATCACCGTCTTTGCATTGTCTGATAGATTCACGGGGGGAATTCCTTTCTGCTTGGGTTATAGTACTGATTGTAGCTTACGTGGGCCACGTGAGTCAAGAGTTTCCTTCTCGTATTTGGCCTGTTTGTCACACCATGAGAGATAGTCATTACTGTTACGGGAATGCCATTCGATAGTGACATGTGGAGTACTCTCAGATTCCACCCAGTTCTTCACCTTGTTCACTAGGTCAGCGTTCTTGTTAACCTTGTGTCCCTCTAGCACGTGACCTACTACCAGCTTACTGTCGGTATGTACCACAATGTGCTCTTCGAGAGGGGTCTTCAAGTACAGCCATTCGAGTGCCTGAACGATAGCAGTATACTCCATACGATTGTTAGTCGTGTTGTACACTGCCCCGCTCAGACGCTCCAACGCTTTGTCCTGCTCAATGACAGCAGCCCAACCACCGTTACGTGTAGTTGCGTTGCATGCTCCATCAGTCCAGATGTGTATCACCAGTACTTCCCCTCCAGCTTGTACTTGATGCCATTGGTGTACTTTACGATCATAGTGTCACCGTTGTCTCAATGTAGCTAGTGTCCTGTCCCTCGTCACGTTTACGGATAGGCTCAGCCTTGATCACAACTCCACCCAGTGTGGTAGGGGTGAGCATGGCCTTCTCTACGTAGCTGCCTTGGGGTCGACCATCAAGCATAGAGCCCTCAGTGTACGCTCCCATGTAGCCACCAGTAGCCACGTACCACCGCTTACTGTGGTTGATGTGATCTTTCCTGTCCATGAACAATCGATCAGCAGGTACCGCACCCTTACGGGCGAAGTGGTTGATCAAATAAATGTCAGCCTCGATACCCTTACTCAGCCCTTCTAGCTTAGAGAGTGGAGCAGCCTGTGTAGCACCTGACCCAGTACCGTGAGTACTAAAGATGGTCAGACTCTGCACCGACTTACCTCGCTTGAACTTGATACGAGTGAAGGCCGTGTCGCCTAGGAACGGAGCCTCTAGTCGCTGGCACAACTTGGTGTCAGTGGTAGCCCCATTGAAGTAGTCATGGTAGTGGTGCCCCTGATGAAGACCCAACCACCGCCCAATAGTAGGCTCAAAGATTTCCATGAGCGTGTCGATTTGACGGTCACTGTTTTCATTCAACGCCTGATTGGTAGAGTCATAGAAGTTTGCACTCCTGTGCTTCTGTCTACCACTAGGTGATTCACTATCAACGTAGTCACCCATGCCTATGAACAACGCATCGTTAGCCATGCCTCGGTCAACGTCAGATTGTAACGTGTCAAGGGATACTCCCCCCGCTCCTAGCTGTATGTCACCGATCGGTACGATGTGCTGTGTCTCCCATGGAACTGTAAGTACATTCGTTTGCATGTCTAGCCTTTCGCTTCGCCCCAGTTTTTGCCAGTGTGTATGTCCCATACGTAGGGGATGCAGTCGTACGGGTCACTGTTTAGGTTCTCTTCTAATTCTACTACAAAGTCTGCCACCTCGCTGTCTGGAACTAGCCAGAGTAATTCGTCGTGTACCTGCATTCGCAAGTACTGAGGGAACTTAAGCATAGCGTCCTTGATCACTTCCATCAGGCCACCCTGTACTGGGAAGTTCTTAGCCTGTCGCTCTGCCCTGTCATGGAACTGTCCCTCGCCCATGACCATTTGTGGTACATACAACGGTCGGCCAGTCAACGTCTTCACGTAGCCAGTGGTCAGTGCCTGATGCCTGTACTCGTTGTGCACCTCCCTGATAGCGGGGAACTTCTGGTAGAACCCATCAATCATCGCCTCGCCTTCTGCGGTGGGTACCCCGTACTCTTTAGCCATTCCTGCTCCCGTTCCTCCGTATAGAATCTTGAAGTTGAACGATTTAGCAACCGTACGAACCGGCTGGCCCTTGATCTCTGCAACCCGAATGATCGACGGGATTGTCTCCGACATTGAGTGCATGTCAATACCTGCTGCATACGACTCAGCAATCCCGGTGTCACCGGCATAGTGAAAGGCTTGATTACCCATCTCTCTAAGTTCGCCTTGCGACGCATCTGCCGAGACAAATGTAAACCCTTCTGGTGCTGCGAACATATACGGTAAACGACTCCCCCCACGTTTAGTAACGTTTTGCAGGTTGGGGTTGCTACAGCTAAATCGCCATGTCTGTGTTCCACACTGATTGAAAGTAGGGTGCAGTGAATCCTTTCCAATCCAGTTATCAAGATAGGTCGAGATAAACTTCTGCGCTTCCTTCCATTCGATAAGATCATCGACCCACTCATCACCCTCTCTCCTGTTCTCTTCCAAGTCCAGCTTAGACAGACTAGGTAGCTTGCTCTTAGCTGTCAGTATGACTTTAGGCTTACCCTTCCAGAACTTCTGACGCATGCTGTCAAGGTCAGACAGATCAACGTCCTGCTCCCGCAGTCGCCTCTCTGCCCTGCCCATACGCTTCAACTGGTCTAGTCGCCACGCCTTCACCTGCTCAGTGTCCAGTGGCATACCGGCCTTCTCCATGTCGAGCAGTACACGTAGTACCTTCTTCTCTTTCTCATAGATAGGTTCCAGTCCACGCTTCACAATTTGTGGGTGATACACGTTGTGCAGTGCGAGCGTACCCCATGCGTCCTTAGAGTTGTAGTCCAAGAAGTCAGGGATGTCAGCGTACTGTTTGCGGCTCTTACCAGTACCCACCACCTTAGCGAACTTGTCAGGTGCTCCACCTAAGTGGATAGCCATTAAGTCTTTCAATGCCAGTGGCTTGTGTCCAAGCAACGCTGCCTCTAGTAACGTGTCCTCGAACTGGTTTACTTTTTGTCCTCCACGTTCGAGCCACTTGATATCGTACTTGGCGTTGTGCATGACTGGTGTTCCGGTTTTGGCTGGCCACCAATCCGCAGTAGTGACTGCGCTTCGGGCGACTGTAGAAGCCTCACCAACTGAGTAAAGGTAAGCATCTTCTTCTCGTTCATAATTTTCCACCTCCACGTCTACGCCGTAATGACCAGTGTGCCACTCATGATCGAACACTCCCGGCTTAGGTGGGTCAACCCAACCATTGAGGTATGTACGAATAGCATCCATGCCAGTAACAAACTGCGGTACCTCAGTACCTTTGCCGGGAACGTTGAACATAGTAGGGTCGTTGAGTACCAACAACTTACCATACTCAGTGTCGAAGATGCGTCCCTTTGTCTGGTTGATACTGCCTTTAATCCCGAACGTACGGTACACGTCAGTGCCCAGTGCCACTATCAGCTTAGGCTTGACCAACTCCAACTCACGTTCAAGGTACTCTAGTGACAAGTCCAGCACCTTACGAGTAGGGCGACGGTTCTTGTTAGCCTGTGTCTTGATCATGTAAGTCACGTATAGCTGCCCAACGTCGAAGCCTTTCCGCTTCATGTGTTGCAGTACGAACTGTCCAGACTCGTCAGCAAACGCTATACCTTTCTTAGCAGCATAGTAGGAGGGTGCCTTTGCAATGAAGAACACGTCCTTACCTCTGCCTCGACCGGATATCCCCCCGTACGGGTACCTAGAGAACACACTGTTCTCTCGTACCTCTTCGTTAAGGGTGTGTATTTGCTCTGCCATAGATAACCTCGAATGCTTTAGCCACCAACTTAGCGGCACTGTTCCTGTGTAAGTTGATAGGGATTCTAAGCAAAGTAACTGCTCTTTCCTTGAAGCTTACCTGCTACGTAGATAACCACTGCCTTCCATGTGGCTGTGTCTACTGTCTGGTTACGACAGCACAAGAGGCATCTGATCTCCAGTCCTGTGCCATATGTCTCGGCAACAATCGATCGACTGCCGCAACGCCAACAAGCATCGACCATGCTGCCGATGTATTCTCTGTGTGAAGCGATCTCAACGTAGCGGGTACCTGCACCCGTACTTAGAACCGCACCTATTGGTTGTGTCATGTTGTCTCCTAGGCTTTGCCTAAATGCTGAGGTTTGAGTCGCTTGGAAGGTGGGCTCATCACCTTGTTGATCATGAAACTGGTGTGTGTTGCGAGCATACGAGTAGCCCCTTCTGGACACTCATCTAACTCAGGGTGTACGTCTTCCCTCTCAGGACACCCGATAGTCTTGGGTGCCTCACCTATAGGAAAAGACACCTCGTTGATGTGCCCACCGGGACACTTGTAGTCATATCTAGCCATTTACCACGGTAACTCCATCACTTCTTTTCTTACTGGTTGCTCGATACGGGGGGAAATAAGTCCCAACACCTCATCGAATACTTCCTTTTGCGATCTATCTAGTGTACTTATCATTAAGGTAGGCTTGTTGTCAAAGTTCAGTGGCTGTGTCTCAGTCCTGTGTACACGTGCCTTGTTCCAATCACTACGTAGGATAGCGGGGTCGTACTTGTCACTGGTTCTGAACCTGTCCCACTGAGTGTCGGCATCACGTAGGTCAAGGTAGATAGCAATGTCTGCCAAGTCCACCTCGTTCTGGTAACGTGCATCGTCAATTATCACTAGGTTGTCCATGACAAGGAAGCCGTTGTCCCGCATCCATGCCTTCACCCACACGTCAGGGTCACAGTCACGTAAGCCTTGGCCTATACGCTGTAGATTCTCACGTGTCTCTTTGATCTTGTACTTATCGAGCAGGTCACGTAGTTGTGTAGCCATAGGCTTACGATACGAGTGCTCGTAGTGGTACACCAAAGCCTTTGCCAGTGTGGTCTTACCCACGTGCATCGGGCCTGAAATACTAACGATCATAGATTACGTCTAACTCCTTTGTAACGATACTCCCAACCATGAAGGCTGTCATCATTGGTAAGCCTAGGAAGTAGTAGATTGCGGAGAGTAGCAGAACTACAAACCAGAACCTACTCCACGGGAACTTTCTTCGCACCAACCCGCAACTCCTTCTCCAACATCTTGATGTGTTCGTGTGCGTCTTTAAGTGAGGTCTCGGCGGTGGCCACAATCTTGGCCATACTAGCAATCTGATCGTCAACCTGTGCCTGTTCAGTCTCCAATTCACGCACGTACTCAGCTATCGCACTGATGGACATGAGCGTTACGTTCTTCATAGTACCTCCGTTAGTTTGTCGACCGCTTTAGGGCCGATGCCTTTGATCTCTAAGAAATTGTTGGGCTCAGTGAAGGCCACTTCCATGATCTTCTGAATAGAGCCGTACGTTTTGAGTAAGGACACAGCGTTCTTCTCTGATAACCCACGCCAGAAACCCATGAGGCTGTTCAGCCTCTCGTCCCTACGTACAGACATCTTACGCTTGGGTATCCCCGCTGTCAAGGTGGTCGGCCACCCCTCTGCACCCTTCTTATAAAGCCTAGCCAGTACCCGTATCGTTTCATGTAGGTTGGCTGTGTGTATGGTTGATACACCAATCGAACC